CTACAAACACGTTACTTCAGAATCTGATTGGAAAACCTATTATGGTTCTCACAAAGAAATTCTAGCGTTAATTAAAGAAGGAAAACAAACTGAATTTAAACGTGAAATTTTAACGTGCGTTACAAGCAAAAAGTTATTAACTTACGAGGAAACAAAAGCATTGTTTATATATTCAGTACTTGAAAAACCAGACGAATACTTTAACGACAACATTCTCGGTAAATTCTTCCGAAAAGACTTTGAATAGCGAAATATATTTCGTATATTCACATATATGGTAAACCATTTATTAGTTAATATTGTAAATTCGGTTTTGGGAGTAGGGAAACCTACAGCTCGTGGCAACCAAGCCTACCACTGCCCATTTTGCAACCACACGAAACCCAAATTGGAAGTCAATTTTGACGATTCGGTTAAGGGTAATCCTTGGCATTGCTGGGTTTGTGGTAAAAAGGGAACTAATTTAGTTGTTTTATTCAACCAAGCTAAAGCAGATGACGACAAATTAGCCGAAATCAAAAAACACGTTTCATACACTAACTATCAGGGAAATGAACGTAAAGCTGAAGCAATTGATTTACCTAAGGAGTTTAAATCGTTTACTCAAATCACAAAAAGCGATATGACTGGTAGACAAGCTTTAGCTTACCTAAAACAACGAGGTGTAACTAAAGCGGATATACTGCGCTACAATATTGGCTATTGCGAGGGCGGTGTCTATGATAAGATGATCGTTATACCGTCGTATTCCCACGAGGGAACGCTAAATTACTTCGTGGCTCGTAACTTCGATCTCCACTCATACACCAAATACAAAAATCCTCCAATGAGCAAGGATATGGTGCCCTTTGAATTGTTTATCAATTGGTCTTCCCCACTCGTTTTGTGTGAAGGTCCATTTGATGCTTTAGCAATTAAACGAAACGCTATCCCACTTTTGGGTAAACACATCCAGAGGGAATTGATGAAAAAAATCGTTACCTCCGAGGTAAAAAAAATATATATAGCTTTAGATAAGGACGCGCAAAAAGATGCCGTTAAGTTTTGTGAATACCTAATGAATGAAGGTAAAGAAGTTTACCTGGTTGATCTTGAAGACAAAGACCCATCTGAAATGGGCTTTGAGGCGATTACTAATCTCATTCAAAATACCCAACCATTAAATGAATATGACTTAATGGCTAAAAAATTACAATTCGTATGAGTAAGAGAAACATTAAGCATTCTTACAACCGTATCCTAGAGGTTTCGGAAGATGCTAAACAAATTACAATGCCAGATTCGCGTTATTACAGACGCAATGGCAAGTACTACCCTTCTATCACATACGTTCTACAATACTATCCAAAAGGTAAGTTCTTTGAAGATTGGTTGAAAAAAGTTGGTTACGCCTCTGAACATATTGTTCGTAAAGCAGGTGAAGAAGGTACTCAAGTACACGAAATGATTGAAGAATACCTAAATGGTAAAGAATTAAACTTTTTAAACTCGCTCGGAAACCCAGCATACAATCCAGATGTATGGCAAATGTTCCTTCGTTTCGTTGATTTTTGGGAAACTTATAACCCTAAATTGATTGAAACGGAGGTCCACTTGTTTTCCGATGAGATTAAAGTAGCAGGTACCTGTGATATGGTTTGCGAGATCGATGGTGAATTGTGGGTTATTGACTTTAAAACATCAAACAATTTACAAACTACATACGATCTACAAACAGCTATCTACGCTAAGTGTTACGAGGAGTGCTACGGCAAATCGGTTGACCGCACTGGGGTTTTGTGGCTCAAATCATCTAAGCGTGGTCCAAAAGATGGGATTATGCAAGGTAAGAATTGGGAAATTTATGAATCAAAACGCTCTCAAGAAGAAAACATTGACATCTTTATGACAGTTAAAAAATTGTTTGATTTAGAAAATCCTAAGCACTCACCTATCTTCACAGAGTTTAGAACGTCGGCTAAACGAAAGTTGTAATATTTATTATAAACGCGCGTTTATGATTTCACTTATGACACTACTTAAAGAGGCACAAAGTGCCCCTAAAGCTGTTATCTTAGCAGGTGCTCCTGGTGCAGGTAAATCCTCTATTGTTGGGGATGTTCTCTCAGGAATGGGGCTTACTACACTCAATATTGACGATGACTTCATTAAAAACCTAAAAGATGCTGATGTATCTTTAGATTTAAAAAATGCAGACGCTGAGGGTAGAAGCAAAGCAGCTAAAGCAATGCAAGCCGCAATGAAATCTTACCAAGAAAGATTAGCTCAAGAAATTGAGCAACGTAAAAACATCGTAATCGATGGCACTGCTGCCTCATATAAGAAAACAGAGGAATTAAAGAATAATT